GTGTATGCCTGCCGGTCTACCCCGCAACGGAATGGGGGCTTTCGCTGATCATGCGCGGCGCCAGCCAGATTGATCTGGTGGCGGATAGTGACGGCGAAAATCACAACCTGCACGCAGCGGCCAGCGAGACTGCCGGTTGGTTGCCCGGTCACTACCGCTATGAACTGCGAGTGGCCGACGGATCAGATGTGATCACCGTTGAGGCGGGCGAGGTGCGGATCGCGCCGGATCTTTCTGCGCAGGGCGCTGGCGTCGACAATCGTGACCACGTCCGCAAGGTTCTTGATGCGATCGAGGCGGTGATCGAAAACCGGGCCAGCATCGATCAGCAGAGCTACCAAATCAACAACCGGTCGCTGCAGCGGACGCCATTGAGCGAGCTTTTGAAGCTGCGTTCCCGCTATCGGGCAGAGTTGGCGGCAAAGAGCGCGAGCCGTAAGCGTCGGGGCATGGGCCGCACAATCAAGGTGCGCATGCCATGATTGGAAAGTGGTTCCGCCGTTCTCAACCGACAGCCGCCGATGCCGGGCAGCGAATAGCGCCCCCCATGATCGCGCCAGCCCGTCGACGTGGCGCGCGCTTGTATCAGGCCGCGCAGGCGGATCGGGTCACCTCTGGTTGGTCAACGTCGCCACTTCCTGCGGATCAGATTGTACGCCGGAATTGGCGCGCGCTGGTGGCTCGCTCCCGTGAGCAGCTGGTGAACAATAGCTATGCCAAGGCGTTTCAGCGCAGCGTGCGCCGCAATGTCATCGGCCAGAAGGGCTTCATTCTGCAGGCCCAGGTGCAGGGCGCTGATGGCAAGCCCGATGCAGATGCCAACCGCGCGATCGAGGCGGCATTCAAGAAATGGAGCAAGGCCAAGAACTGCGATGTGAAGGGCGTCAGATCCTTCCTGCAGATCCAGAAAACACTGGTCAACGGGCTGCCGAGCGATGGCGAATTCATGGTGCGCCACGTTTATGGTCGCGACGCGGGGCCTTGGGGATATGGGCTGCAGATCCTTGATCCGGTCAATTGCCCCGTCGACTTTGATGAGGACCGTCGGCCCAATGGCCGCTTTATCCGGGCGGGCATCGAATACACCAAAATGGGGCGGCCGGTTTATTACTATTTTCACACGCTCGACGTGTCGCAGTCGGACTATTCTCATGCTGGTCGCGCCTTCATTCGGGTGCCAGCGGATCAGATCATTCACTGGTTTGAAGAGGATCTGGTTGGGCAAAAGCGTGGCTTGCCCTGGATGGCAACAGCCCTTCTTCGCATGCGCCAACTGGACCAGTTCGAACGCGCGGCCCTGATCAATGCGCGCGAGAGCGCGAACAAGCTTGGTGTGATTGAGTGGGACGAGGGTTTCGGGCCAGAGCCTGAAAGCGATGATGATGACGGCGAAGCTGCTGAAGTAGAGCTCAGCAGCGAAGCGGGGATCTATCACGAGATGCTGCAAGGCCAGCGTCTCAAACGGGTTGAGAGCCCTTATCCAAACGGCGAAATGGCGGTGTTTTCAAAGCACAACCTTCGCGGCGTCGCCTCTGGTCTGGGGGCCGCATACAACGATCTCGCCAATGATCTTGAGGGCGTGAACCTGTCGAGCATGCGCCACGGCATGCAGGCCGAGCGGGACCGTTGGAAGGAGCTCCAGGAAAGCCTGATCGAGAGTTTTATCTCGGAGGTCTTCGAGAAATGGCTCGAATATTCGCTGATTGCCGGAAAGATCACCTTGGACAACGGCGCGACGTTGTCACCTCGCCATCTGTCCAAATACCTCGATGCAACTTTCCATGCCCGCCGGTGGGACTGGATGGACCCATCCAAGGATGTGAAGGCCGACGCCGACGCGGTTGAAAACCTGTTCAAGTCGCGCGGCCAAGTGATCCGGGAGCGGGGCCGCAACCCGCGTGACGTGTATCGCGAATTTGCCGAGGACATTCAGGCGATGAAAGACGAGGGCATCCCGCCCGAAATCATCGCAGCGCTGATCACCGCGAAATCAAAAGGAGGGTCCCCAAGTGTCCCAGCAGTCGAAACCGACCCCGATGAAACCATTGCAGGCGGAGGAAACGACAGTGCGCAAGCCGAGTGACCTGATCGGGAAATCCCTGACCCGCTCGCTGACACCTGAGCAGATCAACGCTGGGCAGCGTGGCGGCGCTCAAGGCCTGCAGCGGGTGGCCGAGGTTGTCAACATTGACGAAGAGGCGCGCACAGTTGAGCTCGCGTTTTCTTCTACCACGCCGGTAATGCGGTGGTTTGGTGAGGAAGTCCTTTCCCATGAACCGGGCGCGGTCGACCTCGAGCGGCTGAACAACGGTGGCGCGCTTTTGATGGACCACAATTGGCGCGATCAGATCGGCGTCATTGTATCCGCCCGGATCGATGCCGACCAGGTTGGCCGGGCAGTCGTTCGGTTTAGCCGCAGCGCGCGGGCCGATGAGATCTTTCAAGACGTGGTGGACGGTATCCGCAGCCACGTATCGGTCGGCTACTCAGTCAGCGAAATCAAAGAAGAAAAACGCGAAGGCCAGGCCAATCTGGTGACCGTCACCCGCTGGGCTCCTTTTGAAATCTCGATGGTTGCAGTCCCCGCAGATCAGACCGTGGGCGTAGGGCGCTCTGGGGAAAATCTGCCAGAGGTGACCGGGGGCGATACCGGCCAGATTGCAGAGGATGAAACAGGCGCGGGCAATGGAGCCGCGGGCAATCAGCAAAGGGAAATTGAGATGAAAACCATCATCACCCGCGACAGTGAGGGCAATCTTGTCCGGGCAAAAGTTGACGAAAACGACAATATTGTCGAAGTCGTGGAAATGCTTGAGCGTGCAGGGGCAGGCGACGCTGCCCTGGTGCAACGTGGGCGCGAGCAGGAAGCAACCCGCGTGCGTGAGTTGACCGAGCTTGGCAGCCAGTACAACGCCGAAGATCTGGCTTTGGAACTGATCCGCGGCGGTCAGGGTGTTGAGGATATGCAATCCCGACTGCTGGACCATCTGCACCAGCGCAGCACCAATCACCGTCAGATCATGGACCGTTCCGATATCGGTATGACGGATGACGAGGCCGACCAGTTTTCTTTCCTGCGCGCGATCCGGGCGCTGGCCAACCCGGCAGACCGGGCAGCCCAAGAGGCCGCAGCGTTTGAATTCGAGGCATCCGATGCAGCGGCAGAGGTGCAGGGACGGGATGCGCAAGGCATCATGATCCCGATGCACGTGCTGATGCGTGCCCCGCTCAACACTGGCACCGGTGGCGTTGGTGCAGGCGATACCGGCGGCAACGCGATTGCAAACCCGCTGTTGAGCCAGAGCTTTATTCAGATGCTGCGGGCACGCACGATCCTGCTGCGCCTTGCAACGCCTCTTATGGGGCTGGTCGGCAACCCCGATATCCCGACGCAGGAAGGTGGCGCAACTGGCTACTGGATTGGCGAAGATGGCGAGGCCGCCGAGGATATCTTGAGCCTTGGCCAACGCCAGTTTTCGCCGAAGACTGTGGCCGCATATTCCGAAATCACGCGCCGCACGCTGAAACAGACCAGCATGGATATCGAGGCTCTGGTCCGCAGTGATCTGGCGCTGGCGCTTGCGACATCGCTGGACTTTGCGGGCTTCTACGGCACTGGCACGGATGATCAGCCCCTGGGGATCGCCAATACCAATGGCGTGAATGTGGTCGATTTTGCCGGTGCAGGGTCTGGTGGTGGCGTGGCCATGCCGACCTGGGACGATGTGATCAAGATGGAAAGCGAAATCGCTGCGGCCAATGCGGATGTTGATCGCATGGCCTACGTCCAGAACGCCAAAATGCGGGGCCACTTCAAAAGCACACAGAAGTTTGCAGGCACCAACGGGGCGCCGATCTGGGAAAGCGACAACACCGTCAACGGGTATCGTGGTGAAGTCACCAACCAGATCAAGCAGGGTGATGTGTTCCACGGCGACTTTGGCAATGTCCTGGTTGGCATGTGGGGCGGTCTGGATCTCACTGTCGACCCCTACACCCACAGCCGCCGTGGCCGTCTGCGCCTGATCGCGATGCAGGACGCGGACTATGTCCTGCGTCACCCTGCGGGCCTCTGCTACGGCACCGACGCCAGCTGACGATCGCGAACAAATCCTGAGCCTTGGCCCGGTAGGGCCGGGGCCTGAATGCTCCCTGAAAGGATGTGAGAAGATGGAAAAACAGACCAAGGCCCCAAAGTCCGAATACAAGGTCGCGAGCGCGTTTGTCTGGGGCGGTAAAATCCAGAAACCCGGAATGAAAGTGTCTCTGACGAAGGCCGAGGCCCATGGGCTGATCAAGCGCGGCAAGGTTGAAGAGGGCACTGGCCGCCAGGCAACTGCGAAAAAGACCACCAATGCCAAGCCCACCGACCCCAAGCAAGATCCCGGCAAAGGTGACTGATGGTTTCGCCCGTTTGGGATGATCTGGACGCCTTCTTGCAGGTGGATGACTTTGCCCTCGAGGCGATGGTCACCCCGCGGGGAGGCGTTTCCCGTCAGATCCGAGGCGTCTTCGATGAGCCGTATTTCAACGCGCAGCTGGGCGAATACGAGGCCGACGCCACGCAGCCCCGGCTCACTTGCAAGGCGGCGGATGTGTCCGATCTGCGTGACCGCGACCAGGTCACCATCAATGGCCAGAACTACTACCTGTTGAGCAATCCGCAAGAGGACGGCACCGGCATGGCAGTTCTCGCCCTCGCGCGGGGCTAAGGCATGCTGTCTTTCGAACTCGATACGCGTGAGTTGAACAAGATCGCCGATGAGTTCGGAGCCAGCGAAAAGGATCTGCGCAACGCCTATTCCCGCGCTCTGCGCCGCACAGCGCAGATCATGAAAACCCGTGCCCGCAAAGGGCTGCGCGAAGAGCTTGGGTTGCGTAACGCTGCGGAGTTACGGCGCCGCCTGCAAGGGTTTCGCTTCAAAAGGGGCAAAAGTCTTGGCGAGGTTAGAATGTGGTTTGGCCTCAATGATATGCGGGTCTCTGCATTCAAGGGGCGACCGATGCGGACCGGCTCGGGCGCCAAATACGGGAAACAGGACTTTCCCGGTGCGTTTGTCGCCAAGAATAGCAAGGGAAAACGGACTGTCATGCAGCGCGTGACGGGCAGGGCCTGGCCAATCAAAGAAGCCCAGATGCCGATCGAGGATAAGGCCCAAACCTATATTGAAGACCAGGTTTTTGACGACCTCGAAGAGGTCTTTTTCAAGGTGTTCCGGGCCGAGGTTCGGGCTCGCACGCTCTACGGCATCGGCAAGGGATAAAGCATGGCGCGATCTATCGATCTGGATGAGTTTCACGATGCGGTAAAGCTGGCAATTTCTGGCGGTTTCCCGACTGTGCCGACCGTCGAGGACTATGACACAGACCGCAAAGATCTGGTGGTTCCGGCCATACTGATTGAGTTGGTAGACATGGAGGGTGATCCAGATAGCGACCCTGGCACGGAACAGCTGTCGGTCGTGTCCAAATGGGTTGCGCGCATCATCATGAGTTTCCGCACCGAGAATGTGAAACTCGAGATCCGCAAATTGGCCAGCTCATTGGGGGTGATTGTGCATCAAAACCGCTGGGGCATGCCTGTCAGCCCGGCTCAGGTCACCTACATCGGGCCAGATGCCTTTGATCCTGAGTTGGACAAATACGAGGTCTGGGCGGTTGAGTGGGATCAACAATTGGACCTGGGGCAAAGCGTCTGGACAGGCGAGGGGATCACGCCGGAACGGGTGATGATCGGCTATGCGCCGGAGATCGGGCCCGGGCAAGAGGGCGACTATGACGAGCTCGGGGGCAGCCAATGACTTACGGGGCGGCTCGCAATGAGCAGGCCCGCGAGGGCATTGTCCGCTTTGGCGTTGTGTCAGCAGTGGACGCTGGCCGAGCCCGCGCAAAGGTCTCCTTTGGCGGGGAAAGCGAAAGTGACTGGCTGCCGTGGATGGCTGAGCGGGCAGCCGAAATCACGGTCTGGGCTCCTGTCAGCATCGGCGAGCAGGTCGTCGTGTTGTCTGAATCCGGTGACACCGCGCAAGGCGTCATTCTGGGGTCGGTATTCAGTGACACCAACCAGGGGCCGGGGTCCAGTGAGGCGACGCACCGGGTCAAGATTGCAGGGTCCTCTATCACCATCACCGCAGATGCGATCACACTGGCCAGTAATGGATCGACTATTGTGATCGATGCAGGCGGGGTGGCTATCAACGGCGCCCGGATTGACCTGAACTGATGCCCAAAGTGACCAGAAAAGGCGACAGCTGCACCGGCCATGGGCCTTTTCCCCCGCGGCCCAGCACCGGCGGCAGTGGGTCCGTCTTTGTGAATGGCATTGCTGCGCACCGGCAGGGCGACGCTTGGGCTGTCCACTGCGACCCCCAGCCGGTTTGCCACGGCGGCAGTCTTGGATCCGGTTCCAGTTCGGTGTTCGCCAACGGCAAGCAACTCGGGCGGGTGGGTGATCCGGTCGACTGCGGGTCAGCAGTCGCCAGCGGGTCCAGTGACGTGTTCGCGGGCGGTTAAGAAAAACCGCCAGAGGGCTCGGGTCTATCTGTTGCGCGATCATGGCCGCATGAATGGCATCGACGCATCAACGGGGAAACCCCTTTCAGGGCTCGCGCATCTGCGCCAGTCGGTTCGGGATATCCTGACCACTCCAATCGGCACCCGCGTGATGCGGCGCGACTACGGCAGCCGCCTCTATCGGTTGGTTGATGCCCCCATGAACGATGCAACGCGTCTGGATATGATGGCGGCAACATACGAGGCGATTGAGACGTGGGAGCCCCGGCTCGAGCTCGACGCCATCGCAGTTGAAATGCCGGAGCCGGGCGGTGTGGTGATTTCGGTTTTTGGCCAGTACGTCCCGACAGGTGAGCCGGTGGCACTTGATGGAATCGAGGTGCGCTGATGGCTGACGGCTTCACATCGATCAATCTCTCGCAGCTGCCAGCACCTGACGTGCTGCAGGCTGTCGATTTTGAAACAGCCCTCGCAGATATGCTGGCGGAATTGCGACAGCGAGATCCGGTCTTTGATGCGCTGGTTGAAAGTGACCCTGCATACAAGATCCTTGAGATCGCCGCGTTCTATCGGACCCTGGCCATTCAACAGGTGAACGATGCGGCGCGCGCGGTGATGCCAGCCTATGCAACTGGTGCGGATCTTGACCACATCGCAGCCCGCTATGCTGTTGAACGCTTGGTGATCGAGCCGGGCGATCCGCAGGCGCTGCCGCCGGTGCCGCCTGTTCTTGAGAGTGACGACGCGTTGCGCCGCCGCATGTTTCTGGCATTTGAGGGCCTGAGCACCGCGGGGCCGATGGGGGCCTATGTGTTCCATGCGCTTGGGGCCGATCCGGACGTGGGCGATGCCAGCGTGCAAAGCCCGGCGCCAGGCGAGGTGCTGGTCACGGTTCTATCCCGGTCGGGCGACGGCGCGGCCCCTACGGTTCTGCTGGCCGCGGTTGACGCCGCTTTGAACGCAGACGATGTGCGCCCGCTGACGGATCTGGTGACAGTCCAGAGCGCCGAGATCCTGACCTACAATGTTCAAGCTGTGCTGACCGTTCTGCCCGGCCCGGATAGCGCCGTGGTGCGTGAGGCTGCGGAGCGTGCCGCTTTGGCCTATGCGAGCCAACAGCACCGCCTTGGCGCCGATATCACGCTTTCAGGCCTCTATGCCGCCCTACATCAACCAGGCGTTCAGAACGTGGCGCTGGTGAGCCCTGCGGCTGATATCGCGGTCAGCGCAAGCCAGGCGGCATTCTGCACAGCTGTTACTGTCAGCATTGGGGGCGTCAGTGTCTGATAGTTTGCTCCCCCACAATGCGACAGCACAGGAGCGCGCGCTCGAGGCGGTTGTCGGGCCGCCTCTCTTCACCAAAGCGCCATTGCGCGAAATCTGGGACCCTGATCGCTGCCCTGCCGAGCTTTTGCCGTGGCTGGCCTTTGCCATGTCTGTCGATGAATGGGACCCCACATGGCCAGAGGACGCAAAGCGCGAGGTCATCAAGCAGTCGTTTCAAGTTCACCAGCGCAAAGGCACTGTTGGTTCGGTCCGCCGTGCAGTGGAGACGGTTTTCGGCAGTGCACGACTGGTTGAGGCGCGTGATGATCCGGGCCTCCATCCTTTTGAGTTCGCTATTCAGTTGTCACCGGGAACATGGCTGCAACAGAAGAGCTATCAGGATGTGGTCCGAATTGTGGATGCGGTAAAACCCGTGCGGTCCCGCCTGAGCGCAATCCGCGTCACCCGATCCGCTGTGACGACATTTTACAAAGCCACCGCCCTGCACAGCGGCACCCATCTGCGTGTCGGTATTCGCTTTGGCCTTGAGGTCGCGCCGACCCACCGGACCACCGGTGCGGCACTGCACCAGGTCAAGCGCACCGAGATCCGCCCGGCACGGCCCAGCGTTGCGGTCGCACCTGCCCAGCTCATGCGCGGCACCGCCGCCCACATCACCGCCAAAACCACCATTCAACCGAGGTCAATCTGATGGCGAATTTTTCCGGCACAGTCACCACCGCCGCAGGCGACAACCTGCAAGCCAAGGCCCAGATCGGTCAGCCCCTGGAGTTCACCCGCGTTGCCCTGGGCGACGGCGCAGAACCGGCAGAGATCAAGCCACTGAATGCCCTGGTCAATGAACGGCTGTCGCTTGGCATCCAGTCAATGGAGGTTCTGGGCGATGGTACATCGCGCATCCGCGCCTTTGTCACCAACCAAGGGCTGGCCGAGGGGTTCTATATCCGCGAGCTGGGCGTGTTTGCCCGCGATCCGGCGACAGGTGATGAACAGCTTTATGGCTACACCCATGCCGCCGATACGCCGGATTTCATGCCCGCTGAAGGCGGCGCAACCGTCATTGAACAGACTTTTGATCTGATCACTGTGATTGGCCAGGCCCAGAATGTCACCGCCCTGATCAACGAGCTGCTGACCCTCGCCACCAAACAAGACCTGAATGCGCTGGACCCACGCTTGTTGCCCGAAGGCGCACCGGAACCGGGGGCCATGCTGCAGGGCGGCCCAGACGGCAGCGCCAAATGGGTGCCGCCCTCTGATGCGCTGTCCGACGCCGAACACCTCGCCATGATTGCAGGAGCCTAACCCATGAGCATTATCCCAAGCCGTTTTCTCGCACATGTCACGCAAGCCGGGGTGGCTATGCCGCCGGTTCCGGCGGATCACACCCGCCATATTGCCACCATCCAGACCAGCAATGACGCGGCATCTGGCGTAATCCTGACCTGCGAAATCGACGCAGGCGGCGAGACCTACAAGGTGACGCCCGCCCAGACCATCACCGAGGGCGACGCCCGCGCGAGTATCGTCGGCCCCGGCACACTCTTGGCCGGTGACGTGCTGCGCTTTGTGGCGAGTGCCGATGCCGCCCTTGATATCTGGGTCAGCTACCATGACC